AACTTTCGGACTAGAAGGAATCAGCGGTGGCGCATCAAAGTTTTATGGCTTTAATGTTATTGGTGGCGCAGGCGGAGGTGGTTACAACACCACTGCAACGACCTCACCTAATGGTCAGGACGGTGCTAGCGGCGGAGGCGGTAGTGGGAATACTGGTGCTATTGGAGGGATCTCTCTTACTAGCCTAGGTTTTTCTGGTGGCGATGGCGTATCTCAACATTCGGGCGGTGGCGGTGGCGCAGGAGCCGTTGGAGTTGCTTCTGCTGGTACGGTTGCTGGCAACGGTGGCGCAGGCTTAAGTTCCTCAATCACAGGCACTACGACATTTTATGCAGGTGGCGGTGGAGGCGCGACTCTCTCGGGTACATTAGGAACAGGTGGTAGCGGTGTTGGTGGCAACGGAGCAAAAAACGACACTACCACTCAAGCAACTAGCGGTACGGCAAACACGGGTTCGGGCGGTGGTGGGGCATCCCACACGGCTACAACTCTTGCCGGTTCTGGTGGTAGCGGTGTATTTATTGTCCGGTACGCGGTGTAATGAACGCTACAGAAATACTTGTCTTAGCGGGGGTGGCGGTTGCTATCGTCACCACCCTGCTGGGCGGGTTAATATGGGTAGTGAACAAGCAAGTCTCAACGCTCCTTGCCGAACACAAACCCAACGGTGGTTCCTCCATGAAGGATCAACTCAACCGAATCGAATCCGATGTTAACAAATTTTCAAAAAAATTAGATGACCACATTACGTGGCATCTTGACCATTGATGGGACGCTAATGTTTACTAAAAGTTTTTGGCAAGACGCAGGCGAACGGGCAATCCGTACCGCTGCACAAGCACTGCTAGCCCTATGGGCAACCGACGTGTCAGGTGTCCTAGAAGTTGACTGGACTCAAGCGTTCTCCGTTGCAGCCTTCGCTGTAATCATGTCTTTCTTGATGAGTATTGCTGCCACTAACCGTGGAGATCTTGAAAGCGCCTCACTCCGCAAGGGCGTGTAAACGCATTGAGGGGAATGGGGTTTACAAGAACTAATCAAGACTGGCCTGCCGGGATTACTCACGGGCGCGTCTGGGATATAGGTGCTACTTGGGCCGACATCCACGTCGCACCGGACACATTCAAGTGGGATCGCCTTGATGAGGTTGTAAATAAAATGGAGGCCAGTGGCATCACGCACATCACGTATGTGATTGCTGCTACCCCAGCGTGGGCTGCTCGCGATCCTCTCGCACCACACAACGCACCTTGGTTACCTCGAGGTTCTAACTCGCTGCCCGGTGACCCTAATAACAGTTGGAAGCCTTTTGTGTTTGCGCTCAGTGATAGGTACAAGGGACGTATTCATTCGTATGAGGTGTGGAATGAGTGCCAACTGAAAGACTTCATGTATCCGTGGGACGATAAGAACCGCAAGGATCTGGCGAAGATGACTGATGACGCTAACCGGATTATTAAAACAAATGACCCTAAGGCTCTTGTTGGTGCTTGCAGCATCCTGCCCCGCGAAACTAGCGGTGGCTTAAAGAAGGGCGAGAAGTTCCTGAAGGAACTGGCGAAGCGCAAGAACTGGGGTGGCGTTGACTTTTTTGCCATTCACTCTTACCCTGAAGGTAGTACGAAGCAAGCGTCACAGTGGATAGATTACTTCGATGACACTAAGGCTTTGCTAAAGAAAATGAAGGCTCCTAAAAATCCGGGCAAGAAATCTTCTACGATTTGGGTGACTGAGACTGCTCTTGGTTTGCTTTCTACTGGCATCAGCGAGGACAAGATTGAGCAGTACACATCAAAGATTGCTGATCGTGGTGCGTCGGTTGTGATTTGGTATGCATGGGATCGCGAGGATTTAGGTGGGGCGTGGATTGGGCCGGGGACGTACATGTGGGAAGCCATTAAGCGTCACTGGAAATAAGTGTAAGTAGAAAACTACAACAAGGAGAGAATACCCGGTTTGAGAACCAAGCAAATCAAGCAAGCGTACAGAGACTGGAATCGGCTACGAAGTTTAGCCATTGGTCGAAATCATCAATCCGAAATTGATGCAATTTTTATGCGAGAAATTTCTAAAATGGAGGAACGAAATGAAGACCGTCGGCAGAGATGAATTTAAGGCTGCGATCAAGGCCGCAGGTATTGAACCGGGTTTGAAGTGGTGGAAAGATTGGGACAAGACCAATTGGAATGGTCGCTCTGGCTGGGCAGGAAAGAATGGGAACCCGCAAGGTCTTTTACTGCATCACAACGGCGGAGCGGCAACCGAATCCATGGAAGCGAAAGACAACAAAGACTGCGCTAAAGACAATAATGGTGCTAAATATGTGAACCGGCACCCCGACTTTAACTCTCCTGCTTCGCAGTTTTTCTTACGTCGGTGCGGTCAACTAGATATCAATGCGTACACTCAGTGCTATCATGCTGGCAAAGGCGACTTTTCTGGCACGGAATGGAACGGTCACAAGATCCCGCGTGACTCCGCTAACTCTTATCTCATGGGAATTGAGATTGCAAGCAAGGGGAACCGGAACGACTTTACTGAAGCGCAGTGGAAGACACTAGCCAAACTTGCTGTCTGCTTGAAGGATTTGTATGGCTGGAAAAACACGGAAACGTATTACTTCCCACGCCACAAGGACTGGGCCGGGTCACGGAAGAATGACATTCAGGCGAGCAACAAGTTTGTTCAAGGTAAGTTTGCTGAGTACGGGAGTTCTGAAATGTGGGACGGGAAAACTCCTGAATACTTGCATTTGGTGAATGTTCAGGCTGACCCTGACACTCCGTATACGGCTGCGTGGAGAATTACAACGCGCCTTAACGATTTGGGATTTGGCAAAAGCAACCCGGTTAAGGGCGAGCAGTCATGGCCTACTAAAAACTACACGCTTTGGTGCGAAGCCAACGGCGTGGACCCGGATGCTGTGTACAGTCCAGAAGTTCACTCGGCTATTTTTGGTGTGCCATTAGTCTGCAAATGCTGCGGTCAGGAGTTACCATGAAGTACAGTCCAGACGACTGGGCNAAGTTCATATTNGTAGTAACGGTTCCGTTGTCTTTTTTCTTCACTCTCCTTACTGTGTTTGTGCGCGACAGAACGATGGACCCTGTTATATCTGGCGGGATGCTTACATTGCTTGGCGCAATTGTCGCAGTGACCATGAAAAAGGACAAGGACAAAGATGATTCAGGGTCTGATGACGAGTGGAACGAATAATAAATGATGGGTTTGCCCGGAGCGTGTCCGGCTGGTTGTCCCGTAGACCTTGAACGCAGGGGTGGTAAAGACGTGTGCCCTTATTGTAAATACATACAGCCTTGTTGCGACGGAGGATTAGCATGACACTAGATTATACCGAAGATGTAGTTGAGCCACTTGGTAACGGACTGACGGCTGCCTCAGGCAGCGGGACGTTTACACCTGACTCCTTGAATTGGGACTGCAATATTGGTGGTTTAGATTTTTTGTTTGCGACAAGCAAAGAGAATCCGATGCGGAGAGAAACAAGTAAGTTCCGCAGGGAGCGCATTGACACGCAACGTGACCCCGGTGAGAACAGTCTTGACTCTGGTCTTTGGGTGAGGTCTCAAGCGTCGTGGCATTATGGTGCTGGGCTGTCTTCGGCGGAGCCATTAGAGATAGACGCTGCAGAGGCTAGGTTCCGTTACCTTAAGAGCGGTGGGATTAATCCTTGGACTCCGGGTCAGTTGACTTTGCTTAACAAAACAGAATCGGTTTTGGTTGATACGAGTGCTACGATGTTTACACTGGGTGTTGGTACGGGTGTTATTCATGCCGGTGGTGCCGTTCTTAAGCATGTGGCTAATGACAAGACTGCCACCACGATTAGTGTGGGTAGTTCTACAGCAGTTAACTCTATTACTTCGACTGGGCAGAATTGGGTTGTTAGCAACGCTGACGGAATTTTTAAGGGCGCACTGCCTTCCGGTGCGGGAGCAAAAATATACGACAAGAGTGCAACAGTTACCAGCAGCCTTGTCCGTTGGGTTAAGTCTCGCTTGATGTACGCAGAAAACAACAAGATTTTTGAAGTAACAGACTTGGCTCCTTCGTCAGCAACCCTTCCCACGGTTCATTTTACGCACGAAGATTCTAACTGGGAGTGGACTGATTTTGCTGAAGGGCCAAATGCCATATACGCTTCTGGCTATAGCGGAGAATTGTCTGCTATTTACCGAATTACTATTGAGTCTACGACATCTACGGTTACCTTGAGTCAGCCTGTGGTTGTTGCTGAAATGCCGCGCAACGAGCAAGTTCTTTCGATGTACTCGTACCTTGGAACTTTTATGATAATAGGGACCACGAAAGGGTGTCGTGTTGCAAGCATACAGTCGGATGGGTCTTTACTTTTAGGTCAAGTTATTTTTGAAGAAGTTATTGTTGATGACGCGGTGGCTCTTGATAATTTTATTTACGTTACTGTCCGCGACAAGGGCGAGGTGGGGGCCAACGTACAACGTGCTGGTTTATATCGCATCAACCTTGGTCAGGGTATAGGCAGTTCTGCTTTGGCTTTCGCGCATGCTGCTGACCTAACTGTCCCTGCAGGAGTGTCTGGTAATGCAACTAACGTGACTGTTTCTAATAACTTGCTGTGGTTTAGCGTCGCTGGGTCTGGTATTTACCGGCAAATGTCTACGTTTGTTGATGAAGGATGGATTCAGACGGGCCGTATACGCCTTGGAACCGTGGAAAATAAGGCTTGGCGTGACTTGAGGGTTATTGGTCAGACAACGTTGAACGGCACAGTATCTGCCTACGCTTCCATTACGGGGTCTGGCGCTCCTTCTACTTGGAGTGAAATCATTACCGCAACTTCTGACACTCCTGATGTTCAAGGTAAATTGTCTGCCGCTGCACCGTTGCCTGCCCCTGACTTGCATGTGGCTTTAGAGTTGAAACCTAACGACGACAAAACTATAAGTTCTGTAATGATTGGTTATCAGGTGAGGGCTGTGCCTTCTCCTAGGCGTAACGAACTGGTGTCCGTTCCGTTGATGTTGTTTGATTTTGAGACTGATCGTTCGGGTGTCAAGTATGGTCAGGTCAATGGTGCTTACTTCCGTTTCCAAGGATTAAAAAACATGGAACTGATCGGCAATCCGATACAGTTTAAGGACAATACTACGGGTGAGTTTTTCTCTGCTTACATTGAGCAGGTTGCTTACGCAAGGAACACTCCCCCAAGTAACGGTCTTAATCGGTCTGGCTCTGGTGGTGTCTGTACGGTACTGCTAAGGACGGTTTAATAGTTTTAATGGTGGCCCTTGTCCTTCGGGATGAGGGCTACTTTTTTTATGCCCTTTTGTCCGTGGTGCCCCTCAAAGTCGGGACCTGAGTACCGTTTTAACGAGGACACAGCCATCCTAAGGACCTAGGAATAGTCCCCGGTATGATCGTATGCAAAAGAATCCTAGCCTCTTAGAGCCTTGAACTCTATCGGAAGTTTATTAAACTTTGCCCTGTTGCAAGACTGGCACAACACCTGCAAATTACCAATAGAATGACGGCCACCCAGCGCAAGCGGTATTAAATGATCTACCTGCAAGTTCTTACTACCTTCACAAATAAAACATGAGGAAGCCTTCAACCTTCTAATGTCCTTATTGGATATGTAACTTACCTCAACTTCAGGGTAACGTCGCCTAGTCCGCGATGACCTTCGCTCCCGCCAGAGTGCCGCTGCGCCTTTGTTCTTAGCCTTGTACCCCTTGTTACGCTCTGAATTTTTCTTTATTGTTTCAGGAAGAGCGTTGTGAAACTTCTTGTATTTCAATACGCAAGTCTTGCACCTAGAAGTGAACCCATGCCTTCCAGTGGATTGCTTATAAAAATTATCAAACGATAAAACTTTCTTACACTTCCGACACTCTTTCACCGCAACCCCTCCTCCGGGGAATCTTCTTAAGGAAGATTCTTATCGTTCGGGTTCATTCGCTACGCTCATTCACCCTCACCGGAACCGAGTAAGGAATACGCCCCCCTACCCCCCACGATAAAATCTCGTAGTAGGGTAGGAGAAACATTCCCTTCGGCTCAGGTGATTTTCACCGTCACGTCGTTGAGGTTTCCGCCCCACGGTTTCCCGCCCGACAACCATAGCACACCGTCCCTACCATGGGCCACGACACACCGACAAGAAACAAATAAAAAAAACAATTCACCCGGCGTGTCGTAGCACCAAGGTTGCCTCCTGTGCTAAGGTTCGCTCATGGAAAACATTCAAGAAACATTGGTGGAGATCCCTTTGGATCTAACAAACCGAGACTATTTAAGTTACTCCTCTTTCACCACTTTCGTTGAGTGCGGAGAGAAGTATCGCTTAAAGAAAGTCATTGGGGTGGAGGTCGAAGAGGCCGCTTGGTATTTTACTGGTGGTTCCGCTGTCCACGCTGGCTCTGAAGCAATAGACTGGCAACTCCTCAAAGACAAAGAGGTTTCCCGATGAGCGCAAGAGCCTACGAGGCAGGTCTGGCAGAGTTCCACAGATACTTCGACGAGGACGTAGCGTCCAAGCCCGAAGGAACAGTGTTCCGCGCCGGAGGCAAGGTAAGTAAGAAGTGGCCGGGTAAAGAAGACGATGCTTGGTGGAGAGCCAAAGGGCCAGAGTTTATTCATGCATGGTACAACTTTCGCATGACTAACCCTCACCTAGACATTTGGACGACCCCCGACGGGACACCGGCTATCGAACTTCCCGTTGGGGTTGTTTTACACGGAGGCATAGTCCTCAAGGGATACATTGATCGCGTGTTGGTCGACACCAACACAGGCAAAACTATCATCATCGACCTGAAGACAGGCAAGCCACCGAAGTCTGGCCTTCAGTTAGCGATCTACAGACTAGCCATGCTAGAACAATACGGAGAAGCACCTGAGTATGGGTCGTATTGGATGGCAAGGACTGGTGTGTTAGACACCATCTATGACCTCAATCAGATACCACCAGAGATGGTTTCACGCTGGTTGAGGGACGCACGTAAGTCAATAGATATGGGAATCTTTATTCCCAACACGAACAACTGGTGTGACTACTGTGAAGTGAAAGACATGTGCTACACCAGAGGGAATAAACAATTCCTGCCCGACTTCGGGTCGGACTTAACAGAAGGAGTAAGGCATGCATGAAGAACCACGTCACAAGTTGACGGTCAAAGTATTAGATAGCCTTAGAACGATCCAAGGCTACACCATGGAAGAGTACCGTGAGGCACGAGCGGAACTAATGGATGACCTCGCTCAAGATTTAGAGGCAGTCCAGATGGCTAAAAACGTTGGTAACGTTGCAGGTTTGCAGGTTGCTGTGGCTGCACCTACTGTTGTTTCGGCACCAACGGCAGCAGCAACAGCACCACAAGCATGGGAAGAGCCTGCACCTGCAGCACCTTTCCAATCGGCAACAGTACCTAACTGTGCCCATGGTCCAATGACAGCGCGTAGTGGCACGTCCGCTAAAGGCCCTTGGAAGGCTTGGATGTGTCCGACTGCTAAGGGAACACCGGGACAATGCTCCCCGAACTTCCTTAACCGTGGTACGCCAGAGTTCAACAACTTTCCAGCCTAACCTCCTTCTAGGTTGGTGACCCTCCTGAGCATGAGGCCGTGTAAACTGCTCACTCTAATCCTGAAGGAGGACACATGAGATCTTTAGACAAAGCAATCAACAACGTTAAACGTGGTGGCATGGCAATACCCATGCCGTTTAAGTCGTGGTCAGATAAGTCTATCTCCATCCGTCGTGGTGAAGTATCCATGATTGCTGGACCACCGGGGTCAGGTAAGTCAACACTTGCCTTGGCCATAGCGTTACGGTCAGGTGTGTCTACCCTTTACACAAGCGCTGACAGCCACGAAACAACGATGGCTATCCGCTCACTCGCCATGTCAACAGGTCAGACTCAATCGTTGATGGAGGACGCTATGGTTGATGATCCTGAGTGGGCGACGAAGATGCTGGAAGACAACGTGTCGCACATCAAGTGGAACTTTGATGCTAGCCCCACGCTTAGGGATCTTGATGAAGAGTTGGAAGTGTACCTTGAAACACAAGGATGCTACCCTGAACTTGTTGTTATAGACAACGCAGTTGACGTGTCCTTTAGTGACGGCGACGAGTTCTCTTCCTTGCGTACGTTGATGAAGGAAGTGAAGCAGTGGGCTAGGGAAACCAATGCAGCGATACTCGTGCTGCACCACACCAGCGAGTCGGCTCAAGGGCAACCATG